GCCGCCAGCGGTGGTGAAAATGGCATTGACATCGTTATCTGATGTGCCGGGACGCAGCTCAGTCTTTGTGAGACGGATTGCGACAGGTTCCAGCTGCGGAGGAACAATCAACTTGCGACCGCGAGCAAACACCTTCAGGCCAGCCTGATCTTTGAAGTTAGTACGGATGGCAATCATCGCATTCAGCAATGTCGACTCGTTCAAGTCAACTTGCACTGCGGGCTGGTTGGCAACCACACCACCATCAATCGGATGGTTGGCAGAACACAGAGCCTGACCGTCACCGCCAATGTTAGCGTTGTAAGTCTGGGCTGTGTTGAGGATGTTAGCGCCGTAGATTTCCTTGGTCTGTTGAAAAGATTCAATCAGGCCGAGGTTCGACGGAGCAAACTGGGTCTTGTACAGGTTGTCATCAATCGCCTTACGGGTAATTGCATACCCAAGAGCAATTTCAGTGTGTTCCTGGTTATAGACATAACGCTCACCAGCAGAGTTATCGAAAGCAGTCTGGCCGCCTTCGGTCTTCAACTGAGCCAAGCCGAGGTAACGCATTTCAGCTGTGCGTTCCAGAGCCATCTTCGAGTCATGCGTGGTGAAGAGTTTGTCGTATTGAGATGGGATCATCTCATACTTGCCTTCAACCCCACGGAGTCCGGGGAGGAGAAGGTCTTTAATCGCTGAGAGATTAACAGCCATTGGTCCTTACTCCTATCAGATGCCGGTCTGGTTCTTGGTTGTTACGTTGTTAAACGCAACAATCGCCCAGTTATAAGCGCCAGCGGCAGTGCCAGCCGAACCCGGAGGATCGACAACAAGGCCAACAACGCGGAAGGGAAGGGTTGCAGTGGTCGGGCCAACGCCGGACAGATAAGCACCAGAAATACCATTGGCGGTATTGCCGCTGCCTGTCGTGTAACCGATTGTTGCGCCGACATCAGTCTGGGCAAGGCCAGAACCGTCTGTCTGAGCAACAAACTTAGCATTGGGGTCATTGACGATATAACCAGTCACGACATTGGTTGAAGCAACGTCAGAACCGGGCCAATAATTCGACCAGACGGTACGCTTCTGTGCAACAGAAAGGTACTGACAGCCAACAAAAACGCCTGCAATACCAGCAGCCGCAGTTGTGCCATCGCCCTGAGTCACCGTGCCGTCAGCAGCGGGTTCTACGGGGTCGCCAAAGAAGATATTAGTAGCATTGTAAGCAATCTGGACAGGGATCTGTTCGTATGTCGGAGCAGATCCAGTGCCTTGATATTGACGGAAACCGAAAGGCGTGTTCGCATTCGCCATGACGGATTCTCCTTTTTACAAGAAGTCCCATCACTACGCGCCGGGGTAGCTAGGAACGGGGTATTTGAACCTCCACGCCGGGGGAGGTAGATCCATACGGATCCGAAACGAATATCCATAAATAAATACCAAATGTAAAGGGGCCGCCCATAGGCGACCCCCCAACTATCTATATTTATTCCATTTAATCTTTTGGAACAGGGATTGGTTCATAAGATTTAGTGATTTTGGGCTTGGCTTGAGGGTGATTTCTATGCCCCAAACCGCCTTCTGGTGTTCCAGATAGCTGCTCAACCTTGACTTGTACCTGTCCTTTGGCGCGATCCGAATCAATTCGACGCACTTGGTCGGTAATTTCCTGAGGACGCATCATCAGGATCTGACCTTTACGCTCAATGATTGCATGATTGCCATTTCCGGGCATCATCTCAGGATGAGCCTTTGTCGGGACAGGCTCCCAACCAGTACGGGCCAGCGCAACCTGATAGGCCGGATCTTCTTGGCCCATGACGGTTTTGCGCTTCCATTCATATGTCCAGCCCTCAGGGATTGAGCCTGGATCAATGTAGAATTCATCCGTGCCATTATCCAAAGTGCCAAGATTGCCCATAATTTCTGCGGCACGACGAGCAGCAGCAGCTCTGGGGCTTTCATCTCGCATTACAGGACGCATTGCGGGACGATCAGAGACTACTTCAACTGCCACTTCGGGGCCTTTTGCCGCCAGTGAGCGAACCGGACGCCCGCGCCTGCGCGCACCTGCTTTTGCTTCAGTCATTTAATCCTCCTCAATTCGGTAATTTTCCAGCCCGTTGCAAGGCCAGCTTGTTAAGGGCGTATTCTTGATCAGTCATCCCCATCAAGGAAGCCATTTCACGCTCGTCACTGTTCAAACGGACCACATTAGGCCGTGTTCCAGTGCCATTTCCGCTGCGGGTAACTGGTGCAGCAGGCGGTGCGGACTTCTTTTGCGGGGCAGATGCTGCTGACATTGGGGATTCTCCTTCATACCCAGTAATTCCAAGCCGATTTTCAACAAATCGAAAATATGCTTCGGTATCAGGCTTAATCCCACGGTTAACAGCCGATGTATGGGCGTTAAACATGTCGTTAATGTCGTTCTGATCCTTGATATGATCGCGGTTTTTCTCCAACCACTTTGCAGAAGCGGGGGTAACAGACGCAATAATATCATCCACAGGATCAGCAGACTGTTCGCGGGACGGCGGCGGCGGAACATAGTTCTGCTGCTTAGGCCGAGACTCCATTTCGCGCTTGCCTTGCTCAAGCTGGTTGAGCTTGACAGCGTTCATGCTCATGGCTTCTTGGATTTCTGCCATGCGGGCATAATCGCCAGAGGCTGTAGCATCGGCCAAATGGGCTTTAAGGATGCTATTTTCCTGCTTCACCGTGTCCAATGCATTGGAAACCAGATGAAACTGGGTGTCACCAACCTCTGCAAATGCCTGATTAGCTTGCTGGGCCACATACCTGGCATATTTTTCAGCTTCTTCACGGGCTTTTCGCTCGCGCTTCAGCTTTTTGTCCATTTTTTTGAGGGCCTGTTCAACGTCAGACAAACCCTCGTCTTCATTTGCGGCAGGCGCTGTATCTTCAGCCGCTACAACCTGAATTTCCTCAGGCTTGATTGGCGTGTCATCAATTTGAATTTCAATATCGCCATCTGTTCCAGACATTTTGTTCTCCTTACCAAACGGCATCTGGGTGAGGGATACGGCCTCTTACAGCAGTATCATCCAGCATACGGCACAGAACATTATTAACCGTAATGCTCCACCCGTCTGTTGCGCGGTACATGATCCAATCATTCAAGTTAATGTCCACATCTTTGAACCAGTTATCTCCGGTATCAACAAATGCAGACGGGCCTTTCTTCACTACAAGACCGACTTTTGATTGGTATTTGTCTTCTTCTCGGTGCTTATCGGGCATATAAATGCCTGTTTTGGTCTTTTCAGGCCGTAAATAGACGGCCACCAGGATTTGATTGTTGAAAATCTCGATGTCAGAGATGTCCCCCAATTCCTTGATCAGCTTTTGAGCCGGATCAACATCATGCTCCATTCTCATATACGGCATACTCTATCCCCCTTACCTATACACTTGGTTGGCCTTCTTTTCGGCCTCATCAAGTAACCCCATGGCTATTTGAAGTCCTTCGATAATCCCAACATGGTGTTTGAACATAGGAAAATCAAACCCCTTAGCTTGATGCCCAGCAACAAGGTTGGTTTTTCGTCTCTCAATTTCTTCTGTAATGAGTTTTTTAAGCTCAGCATCGTAATATGCTTGGTGCGTCAACATATCGTCCCCCTAAGACGCTATGCCCCTCTAGGTATGGGTGGGGTGGAAATGAGAGGGGGCCACATTTCCACCCCTAACTTACTGCGGTTGAGCAACGACACGCAGGTAAGTTACTTTTGGTGTGCTGCAATCTCAGTCTTTTCCAAACGGCCAAGACCAGAAGCAGCACCAGCATCCATATCTTTGTAAGAGCGATATGTACGACCACCAGCCTTGCGTTGACCACGCTTAAATTTGGCAATTTCGGTCTTTTCCAAGCGTCCTTCACCGGAACCTGCGCCAGCATCCATGTCTTTATATGAATGATAGGCACGGCCACCTGATTTACGGGGCAATGGCATCCCTGGCGGCATCATTCCAGGCGGCATACCGGGAGGGCCACCAGCGGGCATGGGAGGCATGGGAGGCATCGGCGGACCACCAGCAGGAGGCTGCATCGGACCGGGCGGAGGAGCTAATGGCATACCGCCAGCAGGTCCAATCGGGCGAGGCATGCCGGGCATACCCTGCATGTCATCTTGGCCTTTACCACCACCGTTGATGATGATGTTGATGTCAGTCTTGCCTTTGGTTTTGCCGCCAGTGGCTCTGGCAATACGGCCACCTGTCACGCCAGGTATTTTGCCGGGATAGCTGGGGCCGGAGAAGATTCCGCCGCCAGTAGCGCGTTTTTCACGCTTCTCTGACTTTTCAGACTTCTTCTCTTTCTTCTCAGCATCACCGCCATTTTTGCGATTGGCAGCGTGTGCGCGCATCGCAGTCATACCCTGCATGAAAGCAGGATCAGACAATGGACCACCACCAAGCTTGCCGGTGCGGGCAGACGGCTTTACCATCTTGCGGATGAGTGCTTTGTCTTCCTTCACATCATCATGCTTCTCAACCTTGCCGCCTTTCTTTTGGCCGGGAACAACAGGGTTGTTGGTGAAGTTCATAGCCTTTGGCTTAACAATGTTAAGGCGCGGGTCCATGGGTTGAGCCATGCCAGCAGGAGGAGGCATCATGCCGCCATCCATACGCTTAATGCGGCCACCTTTTTTGGCGCCCATCTCGTCTTTTATCCTACCAGACCAATCTTTATAGGTCGGGTCAATTGTTGTTCTTACATTTGGCTTATCTTGGTTTGCACGGGCTTGATTCATTATATTAAAATCATATTTATCAACTTTAAATCCCCGAATTGGATCAATGTATTTGGGGTGTTGCGTACCTTCTGGATACGCTTCTTGCATGGCCTTTTGTTCGCGGTAATTGCCTGCCCTAAAATTGCGTTCCAATGCCTTTTGAAATTTAGGTTTTGTTTCATATTTTGCAAGCGCTGATGTTTGTGGACCAGTAAGCTCGCCGCCACGGATTTTGCCCGTGCGGCCACCACGCTTGTTAGTGCCACGCTCCAAAGCCTTCACTTGATCGGCATCGTACAAATCGCTGGGCTGAGGCTCAGTTCCCTCCAGTTTGTCACGATAGCTCTGGCTAGTCAGCTTATTGAGCATCTTTGCATCAACAGGGCCTGAATCCAGATCCTTCGGACGGACGGGAGGAAGAGGCGGGTTCTTTGGCTGTTTGTTGTAAGAAACCGCACCATCAGTGGCATGGGCAGCGCGGCCACCCTTCTTCATGCCGCCAACATGCTTAACGCCGGGACGCTCTTCATTAGCTTCCTTGGCATTGCGATTGATCCAATCGTTAGCCATGGTCTTGCCGCCAGAGGCGCGGGGCTTTTTGCCCATATTGGCCTTAGCATTAACACCCTCAACCTTTCCGCCCTTCTTATAGGCGCGGCGGCTGACGGGACGCATACCTGTCTTGGCCTCGGTGTTCAAAGGCTCAGGCGGTGTCCAAGTTGACGAATCAACTTTCTGATGAGGATCGGTTGTTATGCTTTTGGCTTTCGCCTTCATGGCCGCACGGGCCTTTTTCGCCATCTCAGACATAATGTACTCCAAGGAGTTGCCGGGCGTCCCCGGTGCTGCCCTATTTGGGGGCTTTGGCAGCAGCAAGCCTACGCGAAGTTAACATAAGTGCCTTATCAACAATAGAGCCGCCACGGGCTTCATTGCGATAATTATGAACGGGAACCTTCTTAATTCCCAATTCTTTAGCTGCCATTGCTCTGTGGCGACCATTTTCCCGATTGTGCGGATACAAAGCCAATGGATCAAGAGATTGGCCATTCTTGATGGCCGACTTAAATTTATCAATCGTTGTTCTGTCATCCTTGTCCATGTTCAAGGACCGAGCTTTGGCCAAAAACTTTTTTGGCTTCATGTATGTGAGTTTGTCTTTGCCTTCTTTGGCTAACGGGTAGCCAATGCGACCGCCGCGCTTTTCTTCTGGTCCACCACCGCCTTCGGGTCCACCACCGCCTTCAGGCGCACCGCCACCGTCTTCTGGGCCACCATCTTCTGGGCCGCCATTTTCTGCTTCCGCTGCCGCTGCCTGCTCTGCTGCCGCCTGCTCTGCCGCTGCTTGTTCGGCTGCGGCTTGCTCAGCTTCTTGTTGGGCTTCTTGCTCGCTAACCTGTTCGTCTGTTTGCTGCATGGCGTTAGAAAAGCCTGTAGGACCAGATAAGCCAAATACACCATGGCTCACATCACCCAATACATCTTGCGATGCCAATGGATCAAATGAGCCAACCAAATTTTGACCAGTTACAGCACCGGGCAAGTTTTGGCCTACTTCTGCAGCATTAGGTGTTGCGGTTTGGTTTGCAGCAAATGTATCTGCCAAATTACCATATGCCGCTGCCAATGCTTTTGATTCATCAACAAAGGCAGATCTTGCAGACCCAACATGGCCGGGTAATTCTTCACCAACGTGGCTTGTAATTTTTCCGCTATCCGAAAACATTTGGTTTGGGTTTGCCGTGGCTACGTTCGCATTGGCTGTTGGCGTGTTAGTTGCTGTTGTTTGAGCTGTGTTAAGTGGGGCAAGATCAAATGTTTGAACAGCTCCAGGATTATAATTTGCATTGTTATATGCAACAAAATCATTGGTCGGAAGACCAAATGTTTGAACAGCTCCGGGCTGGTAGTTGGCATTATTGTACGAAACCAGATCATTGCTAAATGGATTTGTCGGTGAAAAAGGGCCGCCAGCAAAAAGCTGACCTGCGTTGGTGTTTGGTCCAAGTGTTTGCTGGTCTTTGTTGGGATCATAAGGTTGCTGGTTAAACAATCCAAGGTCACCCGTGTTTTGATACAGCTGGTTCTTTCTGCGCAGCTCTTCCTCTGGGTCAACGACACCATATGGATCAGCAACACCGCCAATATCATACCGGCGGCGCTTGGCGGCTCGCAGAGCAGTTCTTACAACCTTGCTTTTATCCCGCATGGTGTCACCGAGTGATTAGGTGGTGAATAATCTCAAGAGCTTTATGAACTGAGTCAGGCTTTTTCTCTACAGAACCGCCGCGTTTTTCTTTCTGGCCGTAGTACCCAACATCTTTGCTTGCATTGATTGCTTCATGCATTTGTTTTGATGCACGGAAGAAATCGTAAGCACGATCAGGTTCACCCCAGTTGATAGTTGTACGCTCTTGAGCTTTGGGAGCTTCTTGGCGCTGGGCAGATCCTTGGCGAATGGCTTCCATGGCTTGTTGGATAACCGGATTGGCTCTGATGTTTTCAGCTCCGGGCGTCAAAACAAATCCATCAGGCGAATCTGGTGGCAACTCACGGCGCTGCTGTGGCGCAGGTGCTACTCGCTCTTCTTGGGTAATTTGGCCGCCAGAAGGAGGAATAGCTGCATCAGTTTTATCGCCGTAAAGCTGGCTAAGACCATAAATCCCGCCACCGCCGCCAAGTCCGAGGGCAGCAAGTAAAGGAATATTAGACTTACCCGCGCCTTGTGCTGCCAAGATAGCTTCTGCAATTTCAGGTGAGGCAGTACTGACCATGTCGGTTGATGAGCGAGTGGCAAGCGGGCCATAATACGGTCTTCCTTGCGGGATACCATGCGTCATTGGAATTGTTTCGCCCATGGTAAAGTCACGGGTGAATACAGGAGGAACGCGGCTGTGGGCCATGCCGCCGCCTTCATCTTCCCAGCGGGCAACTTCCATTTCTCTGCGGGCTTGTTCTTCTCCTATGCGCCTATTGTGCAGGTCTTTAGCTGCCTGAATGGCATCAGCAGTAACACCGCCCTCACCCTCAAGGGCAGACAATTGATTTTGGGCAAAGTTTCGATCAGCTTCTTCGTTAATCTGTCTGCGCAGCAATTCATTTAAAGGTGATACATTACCTTCACCCTCCATGCGGGCAAGCTGGTCACGAATAAAATCCTGTTCAGCTTGACGGGACATGTTTTGGTTTCTGCCAAGATTGGCAGCGCCAACACCAAATCCCTCATCACCAGCAACCAAACGCGGATCTTGTTCGGTGCGAGTGCCAAAATATGCTGGGTCACGATAGTTTGCGTCATATTTAAGTTCTTTAGGGCGAACAGTTGGAATTTGGTCTGTCCTGAGCATTTCCTCCGGCTGCATCGAGTTGGGACGCGATGTGTTTGGGCGAAAATATTGGTCTGCCTTATTGGCTGAACGATAAAGGTTATAGGCATTTCTGGCTGTATTGAATATTGGCGGAAGAGCTAGACTTCCGCCCATTGTTCCTGTTGCCAAAAGCGCATTTACAATAGCCATGGCTGAATCAACAGCAGCATCCTGATTGCGAGGATTGGAGATATATTCCTCATAGCCGGGGCGGCTTTCGGGGGCTGTAATGGCTTCCCGCATTGAACTGGAAGTAAGAGGACGACGATCAGCCATTGTTAACCTCCAATGCCGGGCGGTTTAAGCCCGCCAACACCCAAGTGTTGAAGAGCAGGAGCAATAATTGGCTCAACCATTGGAAGAGCCTCCGGGTTTTTGACAAGATCCTGCGCAAAATCAAGGAGCTGGATACGCTCATTGGATTGGCGATCCTTTTCTTTATCGTCCGAAGTTTGAGAATTACGCATAATGTTGCCTTGGGTCTTAGCGGCATCCATTTGTGCGCGTTGCTGATCCAGAACAATCTTGGCTTCAGACTCTTTAGCGCGTGTCTGGCTATCCAGCATACGGGCATCAGAGTTCTTGGCGTCATTCTGAGCGTCAGAAATAGCTTTCTGCATCTCAGGTGTGGGTTTGTTGCGCTGATCAGGCGGAGCAAGGAACTGCTGCGGGTTATTCCAACCAAGAGCCTGCAAAGATGCTGTCTCGACAGCAATTGCATCATACAGATTGGGGTTGGCTTGTTGGAGCTGCTTCAAGGCGCTGATCTTTACAAGGCGCTGGGCTTGAGACGCTGTGTTGGGATCAGCTTGAGGCACAAAATCGCAATTGTTAATGGCCGCCAGGAATGTATTTTCATCCCATTGATAGGCTGGCTTCTTGTTCCGCTGCCAAAAAGCTTCTGGATGCTCTTTGAAAGTCCGTACAACCAGCTCGAACTCTTCAGATTGTGATGCATGAAGACGTTTATGCACGGCGTTCAACACCTTGGCGGCTTGCTCAAGCATAGCCAGCGTTGTACCGACCGGCATATCGCTTTTACCTTCACCAACTTGTTGCTCGGACACGCCACCAATGCGCATACCTGTCTGCGCAATGTTATCAACCAATGTCATCAAGGCTCCTGACGGCTCCTTGTATGGCAATGGCATTATGGCTTCGCTGAGTGGCATACCACCAGTCTTAACAAGCGCGCCTCCGCCCGGAGGAACA